AGGAATGAAAAAACCTAACATGACGAATCCCAACCATCTCCGACTCTTCGAGGAGTTCTGTCGATATGAGCAACTCTGCGGCGGACCTGATCCGCATCTGCGCGCTGTCATCGAGATGTGTGGACCGCTCCCGCGAGAGCAGCAGATCTGGCGGATTGCCCTCTACGTTGGATTCTACAACGTCCCGACAGCCGAGGCAACATGGTGCCGATTCCCAGAGTCGCCCGGTCCCGACAAACTCCTGTTGTTCCTCCAGAAGCATTGGGATGGACTCCGCTTCCGACGTGAACGAAAGTCCGTTGCGCTCGACTCGACTCGCGGCGAGCGAATGGTCGACTATTGCGACGGAGTGGCTACGACGATTGAGGCCCTGGATTGGCTCGAAGATGAGGACGACTTTGAGCAAGTGTGGCGCTTCGCAATGCGTCTGCCCCATGTCGGGCGTTACGCAGCGACGAAGCTCTGCGAGTGCTGGTATCGGATTGGACTCATCCGAGCAGAGTGTCGCGATATACGGGCGAAGAATGGGTGGTCCCCGAGGACGTGCCTGAACATGGTACTGGAACGGACAGACAATCCAAGGGACGACTCCTATCGTGCCGTGATTGAAGCTGAGGAGCGCGCACTCTATCTAAAGAATTCCAGACCCGAGCTGATGAGGCTCTCGTGGTTTCAATACGAGGTCATGCTTTGTGAATACAAGGCCTCCTTCCTCACGAAGCGTCAGTATCCCGGCCGGTCACTCGACAGCGAGCTCTCTTATGAGCGCTCTATCGAGCCGTATTGGGGATCTCTCCCGTATCCCGGGCACGAACCAGAAACGGAACACATGAAGACGCGTCGTCGGCTTCATCCCGAGTGGTCACTCGGCGAAGTCCAGGACTGGGACCCGGGTGAACGGCTTGGTTACCTCGGACGCGTCGTCTCGGAGTACGGATACACTTGGACTGATAGCCTCTATGACTACCACGCAACGCGAGAGACGGGGGACTTCTCTCACCCGATCAGGAGGAACGGATGAGGCAGCTACGCGCTGACGAGGGTGGTCGACCCTGGGTGATCCAGCCGGAGCTCGTAACCGGCTGCTCCATGCGCTTCGGCTCCGGCTCTGGAGGACTCTGTCACTTCTGCGGACTCAACGCTATCCGGAGTGGCCCGGGGAACTACGAGTATATGTCAGACGGGACGGTCGAGAAAATCGTCGAGCAGATGGTCGACTTCTGCCCGACGGCTCGCGTTGAGTTCGCCATGCGTGGGGAACCGTTGATACATCCGAAGGCGAGGGACATCGTTGCTCACTTCCGCGATCGACTCCCAAAGGCTAGCCTGATGCTCACAACGAACGGCGACGTGCTTCGTGGGCATCTACAAGAGCGTGTGACTCAACTCTTCGACGCGGGTCTCAATCTCCTGCTCCTTGATACATACTACCCAAAGGAGCGACGCGATGCGCTTCGTGAGGAAGCACTCGCCTTTGTTGGTGCGGAAGTCGTCGACTTCTTCCGTGACTGGGCCGGTCGGGGCCGATCACCCTACAGCAATCAGCGCGGGAAGAAGATTCTCTGTGTGATGGACGATCTGTCAGTTCATGATGGTGAGCACGGTTCACGTCTCGTGAAAACACACGCGGGTGCCAACCCGACAAGCCAGATTCCTGAGTCACTTCGGCGGACGTGCTCGCGGCCATTCCGTGAGCTCGTGATCCATTCTGATGGCTCTGTGCCATTATGCTGCGACGACTGGCGTCAGGAGTTCGTGATTGGAAACGTATGCGAGATGACCCTGAGAGAGATCTGGCGTCATCCCAGGATGGAAGCGGCTCGTGCGAGGCTGTATCAAGCTGATCGTGCGTTCGGGATCTGTGCGTCTTGTGACGCACCGTCAGCTCCACGCTTTGGGCTTCTCCCCGTGTACAGCTCGCCGACCAACGAACAAGTCATGCTAACCGAGGGGACATTTAGGAAAAAGCTTCCGCTCTGGAAGGAGAAGTCATGAATCTGTATCGACTACATGATCGCCTCTACATCCGTCCTCATACGAGGAAACTCAATAGCTCAGCAGTCCTCTCCGTACTGAGCCTCCATGACGTCAGACTCATCATGAACGTTGCCTTGATCGACGATCCGGCACTTGCCGCCGCGTGTCGAACAGTTGGGATGGCGTATTGTCATGAACCGTTGAACGACTCCGGCGCCAAGCTTGTTCCTCAGCGTATTCGAGCTATTGCCCGCGAGGTCGCTAAGACGATGTCCTTCGGCGCAGTGATGATCAACTGTGACTCCGGTTGGAACCGCTCGGCACTCGTCGCAGTCCTAGCGATGTACTACTTCACCAATCGTCCGATGGCCGACCTGATCGCCGAGGCCCGTATCGCCCGGGGGACAAAGCTTCTCAAGAACCGCGCGTTCGAGGACTTCCTCCTCGAAGAGGAGAATGATCAACTATGGAGATAAAACCTGTGCTCATGACGACGTTCACTGGCTTCGATGTCAACCCACTCAACTTGAAACGAGAAGACATCGACGTTCGTGACATTGCGCATGCGCTCGCGTTGTGCAGCCGCTTCGCGGGCCACTCTCGGTTCCCAATATCCGTAGCGCAGCACAGTGTTGGCGTCTCGCTGTTGGCTGGCGCAGTCGCGTCGCACCGTGAAGCGCTGCAAGGACTCTTCCACGACGGCTCCGAAGCGTACCTCGGTGACATGACGAAGTGGGTCAAATCGTCGCCCGAAATGTCTGGCTATCGCGACGCGGAACATCGCGCGCAGACTGTGGTCTACACTGCGTTCGGGCTCCCGATCATTCAGGCCGACTCTGTCTCCCAGGCCGACCGCACAATGGTCCGGCTCGAGTTTGAGATTGCCTTCAATCGTGGACAAGTCATCAAGAACTACGGAGCACTGAACCGCCATGAGTACAAGAAAGCGGTCGACGAAGTGTTGATTCCCTCCGGTCTGTGGCGTCCGCACATGACGTGGGAGGAAGCAGAGACCGCGTTTCTCGTACGATGGCGCGACTTGAACCGCGATACGACGATGTTTTAGCCGAGCCTGGCTCGGTTTTACGGAGTCAACACTTGAGCTAATAAAAAAGCTTTACGTCCAGTTAAAAATAGTATATAAGGAGGCTCTCATGGTCAAACGTTCCGAGAATTCTAACCAGCGTGAACGCTCATGATCGTCAATCCAAGAGGTACATTCGGCAGCGGAAAGAGCACGATCGTACGACGTGTGATGGACCGCTACGACGAACGACGACCGGTTCACATTGAGGGACGAAAGCAACCAATCGGCTATCGGTGTGTGCGGCCGGACGGACATGACCTCTGGGTTGTTGGCCATTACGAAACAGCCTGCGGGGGCGGGGACACGATCCCGAAGATCGACCTGATCTACAATCACATTTGGCACGCTGCCCAGATTGGATATGACGTCATCTACGAGGGTGGCGCTCTGATCCAAAGTGATTGGCGTCGCGCAGCAGAGCTCGCGAAGAAACACGATCTCCTCGTCGTGATCATCGACGTTCCGGTAGAGCTCTGTCTCAATGCAATCAAGGAACGGAGAGCGAAGAGGGGCAACCTGGATCCTGTCAATCCGAAGAATACGATTGTCCGCGCGAGAGGCACCATCCGGAACGCCGGTAATCTCGAGAAGGCCGGTGTCAGAGTGGAATGGTGCAAGGATCGCGAGTCGGCTGCGATCGCATGTCTAAGAGCTCTAGGATGGAACTGATCGACCGATTCTTCGAGACCGCACGGGAGCGGTACCGCATCAAGCTTAAGCGAGATGCTGGCGATCCCTCGCCGTGGACTGATGATCCGGCTTTCCAACGGTGGCGGTTCTGTAACGTACATCGGGAAGACGATCGGACAACCGTGTGGTTCCGTGATCATGTTCGTTCCAAGCTTGACGGTCTTCATGTTGTAGCAGCGACGGTGATCTTCCGATGGTTCAACCGCGTCGAGATCGGCGAGATCATCCAGGATCTACTCTTGAATGGGTGGGATCGCAAAGAGGCTCGTCGTCGCCTCCATGATGTTCGACCTGTGGTCACCGGTGCCTACATGATTAGAACTCCAACCGGATTCGACAAACTCGACGGATTGCTCGAGATGATCGGGGAAGCGCTACCAATCATCAGACAAATCTATCCCTCGTGGAGCGGAGCGTCTCTCGAAGAAGCGCACACATCGCTCCTCGCCGTTCCCGGGCTCGGTCGGTTCCTTGCCTACGAAATTATCACCGACCTGCGATGGACTCCCGTCCTCTCTGATGCGCGCGACATCATGACGTGGGCTTCAGCTGGTCCCGGGTGTGCTCGGGGACTTGGTCGGGTGACCCATAACGATCCCCACGTATATCATCGAGGATCGAACGTAGGGCAGGTCCTACTCTGTGACGTGATGAAGAACATCCTTGACTGTTCACGTGGAGCATGGTCCAACATCTGGCCACGATGGGAGATGAGAGAGGTCGAGCATTGGGCCTGTGAGTTCGACAAGTACGAGCGGGCGACAGCAGGCGAACGACTGAAGAGGAGATATCCGTGAGGAAATCAAGACGTGATCGCTACCTCGGGGTCTACGTCACCGAAAGAATCAAGCGAGAAATCTCACGTCGTGCTTCCAAGCTTGGAGTATCCGTGTCTCTTCTCGTCAATGATTATCTTGCCGATAGGCTTGGACTTCCTCGTCCAGAGCTCATCCAGGATGGCCGTCGTCGATCCGGTCGTCGTCTGGCTCCTCGTGCTGTGCTTACAAACGAGTTTAGAACTGCTGTGCTTTCAGCCAACGGTCGCGACGGGATTATCAAACGGCTACGTCTCCCGAATCCCGAAACCTTCTACATCCTGATGAGGGACGGAGAGATCCCCCTCACTAAGACAAACGAGCGTCGTCTCCAGAACTTAGCGAAGACTGTCGGCTACGAGGGTGTACTCTTCATGGAACTATCAACGTGAGAATGATGTCGGCTGCGAGCAGGTCAGGGTGGTTCTACTGCCCGGGTGACCCCCGGCAGGTCCTGAGAACACACCCGGCTGTTCTCGTCAAACGGCTACCGAGGCGAAACCCCAGGGGGCGCTTCGGGGCCTGCTCGGAGCTGACATGAAAGTCATTCACGTCCGCAACGTTCACCAGGCACTCCCCCAAGCACTCCGCTTGATTGACGAAGAGGGAGTGAGAAGGGGCAGTCGGAACGGAGCGGTTCGACTGATCGAGCCAGGCCCCGTGGTTACCGTCTACGAGCGACCGTGGGAGCGAGTGATCTTCTGGCCCGTACGCGACGCCAACCCCGCGCTCCATCTCTACGAGTCGCTGTGGATGCTCGCGGGTCGACAGGATCTAGAGCCGTTGCTTCGATACACGAAGCAGTTCGCCGAGTACTCGGATGACGGCCAGATCCTTCAAGGAGCCTACGGTTACAGGTGGCGGAGAACGTTTGGACAAGATCAACTTCGTGTCATCATTCGCCGACTCACCAACTATCCGAATGACCGACGTTGTGTGCTCCAGGTGTGGGACTCTGACTACGACTTGGACCGTGAGACGAAAGACGCACCCTGCAACGTGACCGCGACGTTCCAACGACGCTCGAACGGTCAGCTCGACATGACCGTCTTGTGCCGCTCGAACGATCTCGTGTGGGGAGCCTATGGAGCCAACGCGGTACATTGGTCCATGCTCCTCTCGTATATGGCTCACGAGATTGGATGCACTGAGGGGCGATACGTCCAGGTGAGTGTGAACTGGCACATCTACGAGGAGTGGTACCAGAAGCTTCTTGACATGCCACGTAGTTCGTCAGTCCAGTCGGACGACGGTCTGAGATCAATTGATCCGTACTCTCTCGAATTGGTTCAGCCAACTATCTTCAACAACATAGTCGTCAGGGCGGACCACGTCTATAGCAACAGCAATGTTCCTATTGACGAATGGATCGGACGAATCCTCGAGGACGCCGATGGATTTCCTGGGGTCAACTTCGTTGACGCGCCACTTTGGGTGCGAGTCTACCGCGATGTGCTACGGGCTCACAGAGACTGGCGCATGTATGACTCGTCAGTCCGGTTCACGCGACCCCTCGCAACACTTCAGCCGTATCTCGGAACCGATTGGGGCCTGGCGATGAGCGAGTGGCTCCAGAGACGCTACGACAAGTGGAGGTGGCGTAATGAAGACTAGGATCTGGTGTGCGAAGCACAAGCGGTGGCACTCGCTGCACGCTGCGTATCATTGCCGGAGACACAGGTGTACGCCGAGAAGGAAGTCGAGCTGCACAATCATGAGGTCACGATGAAGGAGAAGCGAGTCGAGGAGCAACACATCATGCAGAAAGAAAAGGTGGATCATCCATCACACTACGGCGGAGGCGAGAATCCCTACGAGCATGTGAAGGTGGCACTCGCGCTCGGGTGGGACCGCAACGCATTCATCTACAACTGCACGAAATACCTCTGGCGCTCCGGTGGAAACTACGTCGGCCTGAAGAACGGCGCAGCTCCCCTCGAGGATCTTCGCAAGGCACGATGGTACCTCGATAGGGCCATCGAACGAGAAACGTCAGCCCAATCTGTTCTCCCCCACGGCTCCCACGCTTACCAAGGTTCGGGACAGTGGCCCGGGTGCCTGATCTGCGGAGTAGGGGCGGCGCAGCCAATTCATGACGTGAAAGAAGCGACCTGCGAAGAGCTGGGCTGCTCCGACTACGTCGCGGAACACTCCCCATACTGTCGGCACGCATCGTGAACGAGGCCAGCCTCTCCCGCACGTTGTGTCAACGGCTCCGCCGCGAACTTCCTGGTGCGGTCGTCTTCAAGCACAACGATCTGTCCACTGCCGGGGTGCCGGACATCTCCGTGACATGGGGTGGAATCACCGTCTGGCTCGAAGTGAAGCGAGGCGAAAGAATCACCGGTCGTGGAGTCCAACGAGAAACAATGCGTCGGCTCATGCAAGTTGGTCGAGCCTACTACGTTCACTTCTCACCATGGTTCACCTGGGTTGGTTACATCAGTCCTGAACTGGACGAACATCTCGAGTGTGTTCGGTCTGCCAAGCGACACGATTATGCACTCGTTGTAGAGTGGGTCCGCTCTGTAATCGAGGAGAACCAGAGATGAGACTCAGACTCGAGCGGCCACTTGTGATCTTCGACGTAGAGACGACGGGGACCCACCCCCAAGTGGACCGCGTCGTCCAAATCGGCGTCATCAAACTTCACCCTAATGGGCAACGAACGGAGTGGGAGACGTTGATCAACCCCGGTGGCCCAATACCACCAGAAGTAACAGCCATTCATGGGGTCAGCGACGAGATGGTTGCTGACGCCCCCACCTTCCGCGAAGTTGCACCGCGATTAGCAGGTGGCTTGATGGGATGTGACCTTGGAGGCTACAACGTGGCCTTCGACATTCGCTTCCTCAGAGCAGAGTTCAACCGTGTCGGTGGATACTCCGTCCTGGACGGCTCAAAAGTCGTGGACGCCTTTCGGATCTTCCGAGTCAAAGAGCCGCGCGATCTGAGTGCTGCTCTCAAATTCTACTGCGACAAGGACCACATCAGAAAGCACAGCGCGATAGCCGACGCGCAGGCTACTGTTGATGTCCTTCTGGCTCAGCTCGAACGCTATCCGGATCTTCCTGACAATGTGGAAGAGCTCCATCGCATCTTTTTCGAGAAGCCGGCAGACGGTCACCTTGACGAAGATGGGAAACTCGCTTGGCGTCACCGAGAGGCAACAATCAACTTCGGAAAGCATGCGACGGTTCCACTCCGAAAGGTGGATCGCAGCTATCTCCAGTGGATGGTGAACAAGGGCGAGTTCTCCGAGACAGTCAAGCGTATCGTCCGCTCAGCGCTCGAAGGAAACTATCCGAGGAGTGACTGATGCTATCAAGTCTCGAAGAGCATTACTTTTTCGAAGATCGATATCCCCAAGGAACACCGGAATACTGGATCCTTTGGTGTTCTAACTTCACCGCGAAGGTCATCCAAGAGTGGATCCGGGATTTCGGTAAGGAGAAAGCGGAAGAGATGGTTCGTCGTCACGTCAACCTCACCGGGGATACTGTCCTCATCGATCTGTTCGAGAGTTCGTTTTCACCTGTCGTAAACCAAAAAGGAGATGGTCAGAAATGACGAAGCGAAAGAAGTTTGGACGACGCAAGAGTGACCGTGCAATCCTGGTGGTGGCGATCACAGGAATGCTCGGTCTGTATATGACGTACACACAATCGTGCGACGGCAGCAAGAGCCCCACGATGCCGGATCCGGTGGTCGTCTCGACGCCGGCACCCCAGCAGGTCACGCCGGTGGTCATCACGCCGGAGCCTTCGCCCGATCCCGGAGGTGGTCCCGGTCCCACGTCGGTTGTCTGCGACGCGGCCGGCACCTGCACCTTTACCACAACCATTCCACACCACGTCAGTGCCGTCTGCACCTCGCCCCTGCACACCAACGATTGGGGATCCTGGAACGCGGTCGTGAAGACGGGCGACACCGTCAGCGTCTACAGCATCTGCGATCCCGTGAAGATCGGCGTTGATCTCTGCGAGGGAGGAGAGCGGAAGGTCCAGGTCGACTTCACCGCCGGGCAGGGAGAGCACATCGGTCATTGGGGACTCGGCGGCCAGAAGCTGGTGTACGCGCCCGACGAGCAGTACTGCGAGTGCGAGCCCGGCGAGTGGGAGATTATCAAGAGGGGAGAGCCCGAAGAGGGCGACGTCGTCGAGTGCTCCCAGATCGACCTACCATCCTTGCTCATCCAGGCGCCTTGCTTCGAGTGCTTCGAGATCTCCACGACCGTGACCAAATCGAACGGGTGCGAAGAGCGAGAGTGGATCATCACCGAGATCGATCAGCGCGAGGTCGAGTGTCCGTGCGAGGAGGAGTGGATTCCCCAGGAGCCGGTCATCGAGGAGGGTGCGTTCGGCGACTGCACCGCGACAGGCGAGGATGAAAACGGCCGGCCGACCTGTACGCGGACGCAGTCAATCTCAACCACGACATGCGAAGTGAACTCCTGCACTCAGGAGGAACGCTGCGAAACGATTGTCACGGCTAACAGCGAGCCGTGTGAGTGCGAGACGGAGGGTCTCTGCTACTACCGCGTCAGTTGCGGGGAGCAGGAGGAGGATTTCGTGGCGTTCAACCGGGAGTGCGACGATCAGGCGCAGCAGTCGATCTGCGAGGGCGAAGAAGGCATCTGGCTGAACTTCGACGGTGGGGCTCTCGACAATCACTGCCAGTTTGACCCGCCGGGCATCAGCCACGACGATTTTCAACTCACCCCGGGCCAGAGTGACACCACCTGCCTCAACAAGAACGACGACTAGTCGTACCTCGCACCTCGTTCCAGCCTCGAACCTTTGGGTTCGGGGCTGCATAGGAGGAACGATGAAGACTCACGAGAAGACGTTTCGGACTGTGAAGTGGGCGGTCTTCTTCATCTGGGTAGCCACGATGGCTGCGCTACTCTTTGGCTGCGCGTCCCGAGCGGAGCTCCTCCGAGGGCACACGATCCGGATGGCTGCAATCATGGAGATCGAGCCGGTGCCGGGCATGATCTTCGGCAAGCTGCCTCGCTACGCTCTCGGTCTCGGCAAGACCTGCGGCTACATCGCGACGACGAGAGATTGGTCTGGCGTCTGGATCGCCTACGACGACCGTTCGTGGGAGTGCCGTCTGATGTCCAAACACCACCTCGTGCTTCACGAGCTGTGCCACGCCAAGTACGCGCACGTCTACTCCATGGTGCCGAAAGAGGAGAAGGAGCGCGAGGCCGAGGAGTGCGTACGTTTCTATTGGAAACGGGGAGTAGATTAAGTGGACGCCACTGAACTCCAATTGCGGAGAGCCATCGCTTCGATCGAGAACAGGCTTGACAGGATTGAAGAGGCTCTGTGCCAAGCGGGAGTAGTAACCCCAGAAGACGAAGAGGAGGAGGGAGAGGAACGTGGCTGAGCGAGTAGACGAAAAGGGGCGCCCCCGGACCGAGGCTGATCCACCGCGAACGCCGCTGGCAAAGATTCAGCGGAGGACCGGAATTGCACGACGAGGACATCGCAGTATCGGTCCTCTGCCGTCGGGCCGGGTTGACCCTCACCCCTACTGCACCGAGTGCGGCGAAGACTGGCCCTGCCCCACCGAGCAGCTTGCCCGCTCCATCCTCGCGCTCGTGGAGGTGGCGGAGGCAGCCGAAGCTCTGTCGTCGCTACTCTGCCGCAATACCGACGAGGATGATTTTTTGCATTCACCACGCTGCACGTGTGAGCGGTGCTCGCTACGCGCCGCCCTCGCCAAACTCACGGAGGAGGGACGATGAGCGACCAACCGACGGGTCCGCCGGAGGATTTCGGGGTGAATCTGGAGGTGGATGGGCTGACGTTGTCTTGTGGGAAGTGCGGAGACGCGGTGCCGTTCGACGTTCTGATAGCTGACGAAACGTGGCGGGACGTTCCGGACGTTTACCGGCTGGGAGTGCTGTGCCTCTCGTGCATGGATCGCGTCCTGCCGGCGGGGCTGGCTGTAGGTGACGTCCTGTTGGTCTACGCGACCATGACCGGAGGGACACTTCCACTGGTCCCGTGGCCCCGCGTCGTCGCCCTTGTCTCTCGTCTTGAGGAGCAGGCGAGGGAGATCGAGAGGCTGAAGGCACTGGTGACAATAGGTACCTCGATCTACTGCTCGCCACACTGGCTCCGACACGCTACTCCGACATGTCCAGCCTGCCGCGCTGAGGCCCGCATCGCTGAGCTGGAGTGGGAGAGGGATGAAGCACGGGGGGAGTCTTTAGTGCTTGCCAAGGAAGCAGCCAAGCTGATGTCCGCAATCGCCCTACTGAACGAGCTGGACGAGGCGCGGGAGAAGCTGCGGCGGGTGGTGGAGGCGCTGAAGGGGCATGATCACGTTTTCAATATCCACGGAGATCCATGCCCGTTGTGTGTGGTGCTTAAGTGATCCTCCTCACCCTCCGTCTAACCCGCAAGGGTGGGACCTTCAACATAGTCTCCCGGAGGGTGTGGGCGGAGGTGGCGGTCTGGAACACGCGGCAAAGTGCCCTCCGGGGGTGGAGGTGGGATGATGAGCGACAAACCGACGAGCCCGCTGGAGCAGGCGAAGAAGTGGCTTCAGCACGAATCTGAGTGCGGCGTTTCCTATGCCTCGACCATCCTCTCCCACCTTGAGGAGCAGGCGAGGGAGATCGAGAGGCTGGAGATCGAGAACAGTCTGCTCAAGGAAGGGCACGGCAACTACCGCTTCCAGCTTGCGAGCGAGACCAAGGCACGGATGGAGGCTGAGGCCCGGATCGTCGAGCTGGAGCGGCAGCGAGACTGGGTGAGGGCCGAGGGGGACGGAGCGCGGGCCGAGCGCGACTACTACAAGGCGGAGTACGCGCTCGCTGTCAGCGCGATGGCGGCGATCCTTCAGCCCGGTGGGCGGTTGGCCGACCGCCGCATGCCTGCACTCGGGCACTCGATCCTCCAGGAAGGTCCAGGCGTCTTGGCCGACATGGTGGAAGAGGCGGAAACCGCCCTCGCCGAGACGCGCGAGAAGCTGCGGCTGGTGGTAGCGGCAGCGGACCCATTCCGGAGAGTCGCTGACCTGAACGCTCCTCTTAACCTGCCAGACGATTGCCCACTTCACAAACTGATGCCTGAGGCATGGATGCAACTGCGTGAACTTAGGGCACTCAAGGCTGCTCTCGACGCTACGATGGAGGAGCTATGAAGCTTTCTGAGCAGCAGACGCTAGTACTGTGGGACCTATTGAGAATGGCAACACAGTGCATTGGCGGTTTCGCAGGTTACGATCCCGACTTCCTTCGGAAGATGCAGCTCGATATTCTTCTTCAACAAAGCGAAGAGGCGAAGGAAGTGGGTACAGAGGAAAAAGATGGAACGTCGTAGCTTTCTTCAGATCCTTGGCGTCGCGAGCTTAGCAACGCTCGTTGGCGTCAAGCCAGAAGCTATCGCCGGACCAGCCGAGCCGGCCATGTCGATTGGCTCTATCAAACTCAGCGGCGGAATCGTCGACTTCCAGCTCTGGCGGGATGTGCACAAGACAATCTTCTCCCCAATCGGAGACCATGAGGGAGCGTTAGACTACATCCTCGGGCCACCACGCTTCCGACTCTCCATGATCAACGTCCCAGAGTCAGAGCAGCTGAAAGACCGGCTGCTGGAGAACGAAGAGGTCGAACTCGACGTCGTCCTCGATGTTCCATGGCCGCAACGTTTTCACCTGAAAGCAAGACTTCGCCATGCAGATGTTGAATGGCTTTCGGACGGCCAGGCGAAGTGGAACTTTGAAGGCGAAGCTCTTAGTGAGGTGCAAGCATGAATTCCGCATCCGCAATACACTTCCGTTTCGTCGAAGGCAGACACCAGGTCGGCCGAATCATCCGCGATTCGATTCAACGGAAGGTCACACTGCGTTCCGTCGTCAGAGACGAAGAGGGTGCAGAGTGGAGCGTCTCCGGGCTCGGATGGGAAGGACTCCACGCATACGTTGTTCACTTGTGGGCTCCATCCAAGACACCTGTGCGGGGGACCACTCCGACGATGTCATACCTCGACGCTCGGGTTAACTACGTTCACAAGCGCATCGATAAGCTCGAAACAGAGCTACGTGAAGTGTGGAGCGTGCTGAAGATGGCCATGGACGTTGTGGAGACAAAGGCAACCGGTGAGTGGGTTGCGGCGAGTCTCGACAGGCTACGCTCCGAGCTCAAGCGAAGTTGTTTCAAGAGGCAGCGATGAAGTGTCGCTCAGATTACACCTTCTGCGAGTTACGGAAGGTCTCAGCCGATGAACCAATCTTCGTCATCCGTGCCCAGGACGCAATCGGTCCTGAAGTCGTCGAGCAGTGGGCCGTCACACTCATGATGCGTCATGGCGGGGCGACTTACGAGAAGGCTCAACGGGCGCGAGCAGTTGCCCAGGACATGCGACGTTGGCAGAAAGAGCACGGCTCGAAGGTACCAGACTGATGAAACCAGACAACATTAGCTTCGAGACGTTCTACGACGAATACGAGAAGCGCGAGCGCAAGCCAACCATCGAAAGAGTGGTCGCTGGGCCAGCTTGGACAACGAAGACAATAGTCAGGGAGGCAACAGCCTACATAATCGTTGTCCCCTGGACGTGGCACCCTCGCTTCTATCACACGTGTCGGGGCAAAGCAGCATGACTCGGGCCGAACGATTCCGATACCTGGCAAGTCGCGAATGGGCACTCCTTCGAGAGAAGGTCCGTGCGCGGTGTGGTGGAGTCTGTGAACGGTGCAACAAGCGTCCATTTGAGCAGACGCACCATCGCACCAATGAGCGCTACGGCCATGAACGGCTCGATGATCTCCAGGGAGTCTGCGAACCTTGCCACGAATATGAATCAGCAAAACGCCGTCACGATCCGCGCGAGATGTTCAGGTGTTCCACTCTTCGGATCAATGCTTCCTTCCTTGGGGACATGTGTGCCGAAATTGGTCCCTTACCACCGCCCTTCAAGTGTGAGTCAGGAGTGGCATACATCTACTTGGCACACGTCAACATCCCGGATACAGATGTTTACTGGCGAGGACAATTCGTCGGAAGGCTCTATCAGGATGATGACGTTCATCCGACGGAATTCACTACTGGCGCTATCGATCCGCTCCTTCCGCCGTATGAGCTGCCTCCATGGTGGCATGCGTTCTTAAGTTCAACACCTTACTTCATTGAGCAGTCGCCAAGGGGCGTTCCCCCGGAAGAGCCGTGGGACGGAGAGCCGTGGGACGGTCCCAGCTCTCAGGAGCTCCTGCGAAGAGCGATGCTGCAGCCTGGGGCTCGACACACCCAACGAGGTGTGGTGTTCCAATGTCCCTTGTGTCACAAACTGCGCAGAGACAGCCACCAGGATAACGCCATTGTCTTCCCCAATGGGCGATGGGGATGCCGTAGCCGCAGCCCTGAGTGCCGCCGCGCAATTGGGCAGGCACTCGGCGTCAGCAGTCAGCTCCGGCCACTAGCGTTGACCGGACAAGTTCAGGACGACCCGATCGAGTGGTTGAGGGGGATGCTGAGATGAGCGCCGACCTCGACCTGACTCTCGCGGCGATCCGCACGCACGGGTGGCGCTGCGTGCTGCTGGGTCCACGCCTGAAGCGTCCGGTGACCCCGCAGTGGGTGACGACAACAGACGCTGACCGCGTGGCCGAGTGGTTCTCAAACAAGCTGAAGCTTCTCCGTCGCCTCTGGAAAGCATTCCTATGATCGACTTGTCTGGCTCCGCACGCGAACCCTACGCGCATCAGCGCGTCGGCGTGGAGTGGCTCGTCGACTCTGTTCGCCCCGAAGAGGGGCGGCTCCTTCCAGGTGGCCTCTTCCTCGCTGACGAGATGCGGCTCGGCAAGACGAAGCAAGTGATCGATGCGGCAACAGTCCTCTGGAAACGGGGCGAAGTACGACGCGTCATCGTCGTCTGCCCCGCGCCAGTCCGTGACGTGTGGTTCGACCCCGAGCTCGGTGAGCTAGCGAAGCACAGATGGCCTAAGTGCGGCATTCACGCAGTCAGCTATCATGCGCGTCGACAAGAGTGGACCGCAGGCCCCGACAATCGTCTCCAGTGGGTCATCACGAACTACGAGTACATTCGTCATGACATCGAGTACATAGGAAAACGTTGGCGTGGCCCAAATCTCGACCCACTTCTCGACGCCTGCGACGAGAGCACCGTTCTGGTTCTAGACGAGTCCATTGAAGTGAAGAACCATCGTGCACTCCAGCACCGCGCGTGCCTCGTGCTGCGAAAGAAGTGTGGCCGTGTGTGGTTGCTCAACGGGACGCCAATCGGTCACTCCCCCGAAGATCTGTTCGGACAAGCCTACGTGATGGACTGGCGGATCCTTGGCTTCCAGTACAAGAGTGCCTTCATGGCGCGCCACGCTGTGATGGATCTGGGTGGATACATGGTTCAGACGAAGTGGGGCAAGAAACCCACTCAGGTCCTCCGCTGGAAGGAGATGGACGAGCTCCAGATGAAGCTCGCTCCCTACGTCCTCCGACGTGTGAGGAAAGACTGCCTTGATCTCCCCCCAAAGCTCGACCCAGTCACGCTCACTGTTCCGCTGGGGCGTGAGGCTTGGCGCACGTATCGTGAACTCCGCGAGGAGTTCATAACGTGGCTCGAGACTGGTGAGACGGTCTCCGCCGCTCAGGCCGGCGTTCGGGCCATGAGACTGGCCCAGGTCTGCGCTGGCTTTCTTGGGGGCCTAGAGCCGGATCCGGGGGAGGATGAAGAAACGGGCGACCTAGTCACGCGCGAGGTAGGGCGAGAGAAGCTGGACCTGCTCCTCGAATGGATCTCCAATCGTCTCCGTGAAGAGCCATCGTTGCGCATGCTCGTGTGGTGTCGGTTCCGCCCCGAGGCCCGACGAATTTACCGTGCCGTCAGCGAGCGTTTCCCCCAAGTCCACACCGAGCTCCTCATCGGCGGGCAGACTCGTGCTGAGCGAACTGAAGCAGTCCGTCTGATGCACCCCGAAGTGCTCGAGGCAGGACCGGGGATGCTCGTTGGCACAGTCCATACTGGCAAGTTTGGGCTCAACTTTGCTGGTGCACACGAAGTTGTCTACTCATCGAACGACTGGTCGCTCCACGTGCGGAGTCAATCAGAAGACCGGCCCCATGGCCCAGGGCAGACTCATCCAGTAGGCTATCACGACTTGGTCACCACTGGGCCAGCCGGCGAACCCACAATGGACTCGTTGGTTCTCCGAGCGCTGCGTGGCAGACGAGACCTTGCGTCACAAACGGTCGAGTATTGGCAGAGAGTACTGAAGGAGGGTGGTGTATGAGTAGATTCGTGACGTGGCTGTTGTGGGATCTGTGGGTTGGGCTGTGGGAGCTCCTCCGTGAGCCGGAGCTGAAGATCGATCTGAAGCGTGTGAACGCTGAGGATTGCACTGCCCGGCGACTCACTCTCGACGAGGACGTGGAGTACCGCGCCCGCGTCAAGCGGCGCATGGCCGAAGGACTCACATCTCAGCAGTTGGCACCGCTAGTCAACGTGCGTCTCTACTCGACGACGAGAAAGACACATCGTCGACGCAACGTCATACCGATTATCAGGAAGGAGGCGTAAGTTGGGCAAGTACGATCACGTCATCAAGCAGCTCCCGCCGTTGCCATGGCGAGGCAACAGTGAGGACTACCAACATCGCGTCGAGCTCGCCAAGGCCGACATGATGTCAGCACCGGGCACGACTGGTGTTTTTCAGTTGCTGTCGGGCTCGCTGAAGCTCCTTGCCACCGACGCCAGCAACAACAGCGTCGTAGCAAGTGACATCGGTGGGGCGGCGTGGCTAGCCGAAACGTATAAGCGGCTGCGTCGACTTCGTGACGATCTGGAGACGATTCGGTCCTCGCTGGATCTGAGGATCGAGGCGACGAGCCAGATGGTCGTCGACCACTACGAAGCCGAGAACATCGAGATGCTTCGGCTCGCAAGCGGAGGCTCCGTCACTGTTTACCCGGAGCCCTACACCGGAGTCGAGGACCGCGACAAGCTTCGCGAGTGGGCTGTGGCCAACGGATACGAGACCCAACTCACACTCCCCTGGCAGACGGTGAACTCTCTTGCGAAGGAGCGACTCCTCGCGTCGGAAGAGCCGCCACCGGGGGTGAAGGTCTTCCTGAAGAACAAGGTCGTCCTGAGGCAGAAGTGAGAATCGTACTGTCGGCAGGAGACGGGGAAACCTGCGCGTACTGCCTGATGCAAGATGGACTTGCGGCAGACGACGATCACACCAATCACACCCCTCCATTCATGGGATGTTTGAGTGACGACGGGTGCCGGTGCGTCGTCATCGATGTTAACGAGATACCGGTAGAGGAGTAGATATGGCCAGCGAGAAGAAGGACGCACTGGCGAAGACGGAGGAGACCGCATTGACGGTCCCCGAGTTCGTGAAGACGGGCAAGGCGTCGGGCACGGAGCACATGACACAGGAGGACTTCCAGGTCCCGCGCCTGCTGATCGCGCACGCGCAGAGCCCCCAGGTGACGAAGGGCGACCCTGCCAAGATCGAGGGACTCGAGGTCGGGCAAGCCTTCAACGACCTGACCAGCGAGATCCTCGGGGAGGACCCGATCGACGTGATCTTCGTTCGGGCGGATCCGCCCCGCTGGGTCGAGTTCGATCCGGACGACCGCAAGGTCGTGCTCGATCGCAACGTGCCCCACGGCGACCCGCGCACGCTGTGGACCACAAACAAGGATGGCGAAGCGGTCAAGCCAGCGGCGACGAAGTTCTACGACTACGTCGTCCTGACCCTGCCCGACCTGGAGCCGATGGCGCTGTCGTACAAGAGCACGGGCCTGAACATCGCCCGGAAGCTCAACGGTGTGCTTCGCAGCCGTTACAAGACACCAGGAACCGCCGGCCCTGGCGTGTCCATTCCGATCTTCGCACGAAGGTTCCGTCTGGTCCCGTCGCAGTTCAAGAACGACCAGGGGGCGTGGTACCTCTTCGTCGTGCAGTCGGCAGGCATCGTCCAGGACGCCGAGACGTACGGGATCGCGGAGCAAGCGTTCGACGCGGTGAAGCTGAAGACGATCAACTTCGCTCGCGAGCCCGGGACCGACGACGCGGAGGGCGGCAGCACCGAAGAAGAGATGTAAGATGCGCGTTCGCGTAGACCGTACTCTCGCGGTCTGCCAACGCTGCGGGCAACTCTCCGAGACTCGCGTCGAGTTGACGTATGAGCTCGGAGGGTTGCTCGCTGCGGATCGGTGGACGTGTGTAGAGTGCAGTGTCGTCCTACACCAGTGGCGTTGCGATTCAACCGCCCCCATATACAATTACAAGAAGAAGCGACGAGGCGAGCAACTTTCGTTGTTCTGAGGAGAAGCCGATGACCGCCAAACAGAGATTCCAAGAGGCTGTCCGGTCCTGTGTCGACCAAGGCACCTATCCCGGACCGCTTCAGATCAGCCGAGAGCGGTCCAAACTGTTTCACGAGGGGCTCCGCGCTCGCAGGATGCTAAACGGTCGAGAGATCACCTGGCGCGCCGAGGTGCTGACTGAGTTGGGGTGGACACGGCATCTATTCTGCAAAGATCGGGAAGCATACGAGCTCGGGGAGTTCACGTGGGACGAGATACGTCAGAAGTGGCCCCGCTGGCCGCGTCGTCGTTGGCTACCACCACCATACTGGAGGGAGCATGATCCAAGATTGGCAGGAGGATCTAGGAATGGGTAAGCCAAGACAGCGACGAAGCTCGACACCTGCCCCACAGTCACCAACTTCTTCGGAGGGTGACTCGTTCGCGCCGTACCGTGGCCCCCGGGTTTGTCACAGTCAGGCGGGTCGATGGCGCCCGGAGCACTACCACATCAACGAGAGCTGCATCTATTGCGGGCACATCGAAGGTTGGGTGCCAATCAGGGAAAGGAAAAAGAATGAGACCAGTGATACTGGAGAAGATCCACGAGGGAGCGGAGAGGACTCTTCTCGGTAAGAACCAATCAGAACACGAGGTACTCCCCGCTGCCATCGACAAAAAGGGGCTCGTGCTAACGGAGTGGAAGTTCACTGCTGAGGAACTCTCCGCTTTGATGAACGGTGGACGGATCAGACTCTGGGTCCACACGTTCAATCACCAGTTTCATCCCGTCTCCATGGAAGTTTGCACGGATGACGGAGAAACGGTCCTCGACACTTCCCTGCACCCGAATCAGCACATAGCCTCAGCTCGTGATGAGCCGGTTGTACCTGCCGTTCTGCTCACCTGTCCGGAGTGCGGTGGAACCGGCTGCGTGGAACCCGAGTACTCACCCGAGCTCCAGAGGAATGAGTACCCAAACAACTGCCAGAAGTGTGGCGGAACGGGGGGCGTATCCTGGACGACCTAACACTGACTCTCACCGCAATGGCTGAGCGTCACTGGACAGTCGTCCTTCTCGAGCCGGGAACGAAGCGTCTCCGACTTGGTCGTACATGGGACGAGTGTCTAACCAGCAGTCCAACCGAAGCGAGGACATGGCTCAAGCACGGGGGCGGAATTGGCCTCGCCGTCCACGACTCCGGGATCGCCGTCCTCGACGTAGATGTGCCAGGCGTCCTCGTCGAGATGTGTGCCGAGATCGGTCCTCTTCCTCCGCCGGCCAGCACGAGCCCCAGCGGAGGTCTTCATGTCTATGTAGCCCACCGTGATGGGTTGCCATCTGGCATTGAGTGGCGCGGTCGCCGTGTTGGTGACGTCGTCTCTGGCCCCCGTCGTCAGGTAGTTCTCCCTCCGTCTCCGTACCCTGGCAGCGAGAAGCGAGGTGTCCCACCCGGTGGTAACTATTGTTGGACGGGAGCGATCGACCTGCTGCTACCAACGTACGAACTACCACCTTGGTGGGTTGAGTACCTAATAACGCCTGCGTTGCCCGACCACATCGAGCGTTCAGCGATTGGCGCACCACCAGAAGAACCATGGGATGGACCGGAGCCGGAGGAAGTGGTGCGTCGTGCCATGCTCCAACCTGGCGCACGTCGTCGCGCTGGTCGAGTCAAGTTCCAGTGCCCCGCTTGCCGCGACCTACGCGGGCGTGATCGTCACAGAGATAACGCAGTAGTCTGGGACGACGGGCGATGGGGGTGCGCCTATGCTCCTGGTGATGCAGAGCACCGCCGAGCCATCGGCGTCGCACTTGGCGTCGCCTCGAGGGACCTGGAGCTCGCCGAGCGTGAGGTCGACGACTCCATCGCCGAGAAGATCATGAAGGACATCAATGGCTGAGCAGGACCCGCTCAAGGCTAAGATCAAGAAGGCCGTTCTCGACGAGCGTGTTCGGAGGGCGGCGCGCAAGCAGGTTGACAGCGAGACCCACGTCCCTTCCGACATTCAGATCCAGCCGGCAAGTAAGATTGAGCGTCGTCGACTGCGCACGTACTTTGGTGGACGACTCGTCAGAGGTTCACTACAGATCCTCGTTGGCCCAGGTGAAGCTGGCAAAGGGATGGTGAGCGTTGATCTCGTCGCGAGGTTCACGACTGGGGAACCATTCCCCGGGGAACGAGACGGACGACCAGCAACGAATGTTCTGATTTGCGTGACCGAAGACTCAAAGGAGCGTGTAGCAGCTCGTCTCGAAGCAGCCGGGGCTGATCTGGACCGCGCCTTGTTTGTAGAAGGTCCTCCAGTGATCCGAGGAGGACTGATCCTCCCAAGACCAGTTGCGTTTGATGAAGATGCTGGAATCATGGCCGAGAAAGCTAAAGCACTCGGAGCCGGAGCACTCTATCTCGAAACGATGCTTGAGCACCTTGGAGATCCCGAAGGCCGAAAACAATGGTCGAGTAACAACGAAGCGGATGTACGACGTGCAATCAGTCCAGTCGTCGCATTGTGTAGAGAAGCTGATCTCGTTGGATGGGGCGTCATGCATCCGAGGAAGTCAATCGACGGTGGAATCGAAGACTCTATCAGTGGCTCCGCAGCATTCCGCAACGTAGGTCGTGGAATCCTTCACGTCTATCGTGACCCCATCGCGAACGGAACAGATCCGACGAGACTCTTCCTCTGTTCGAAGTCGAATTACCTTGCTCAGAGACCAACGACGCTCCGGTTTAGGATAGACTCCTGGGAGCGCGATTCCTCAGAAGGTAAGGTTGTTTGGGGAATTGAGGGGAAGACACTCGTTGATCCGCGCAGCGCTGAGGATGTGTGGCAACAGATCCGCGAGGCAAAACAGAAGAGTCGACCAAGAAGCGATATCAACATAGTTACTGCAGAGCGGCTTCTCAAGAAGATTCTTGCCGATGGACTCAAGCCAATCACCGAGATAGAAAAGGCTGCCGAAGAGGCTGGGATAAGCCTCGCGTCACTGAGGAGAGCAAAGCTTGGACTTGGTGTTGTAAGTAGGAAAGCCGGAATGCCAGCTAAGGTCATAGGCTGGGAGCTTCCTCCGGAGGATATGTGAAGCGACATCAACTCCACTACGCAATCCGTGAGAAGATGAACCCGGAGCTCCGACAGAGGATCGCGAGGATCCAGGCAAGGGAAGACGCCGAAGCGAGGACATTCCTCTCGTCCGCGCTCTCGGTCGGCGAGGTTCCTCTTCCGATAGTCAAGGAGCTGGCGAGAGAGTCAGGCATCTTCTGGCGCAATGTCCTCCGCGCGAGGAGGCAGCTCGAGGTGGTTTCCATTGGGGTCGGTGACTACTCGAGACTCAGGCTTCCCCGCTTCCCTGGAGAGCCAAGACACATTTCCGACGAGGTTGAAAACCTGATCGTCAGGAGCCTGAAGGGACGCCGTGGGCGACGCCGAACCTAGCAAGCCGGCCCTGGGCTTTTCTGGAAAAAAGCCTCATTCTACCAGAGGGGTTTGAGCCGCCCCCTGGGCTCTTCTTAGAAAAGCCTCATTTCACCCAGAGGGGCTCAAGCCGCCCCTCTGTCCTGGGGATGAACGCCTCTGAGCTTATCTGGAAAAAAGCCTCATTTCACCAGAGGCGCTCATCGGCCCTTTGAGCCCCTCTGGGTTTACACTGAACTTTTTCCTGAGGGGTTCAGAGGCGTTCATCCCCGGTAGTCATTACGCGCGTGAGCCCCTCTGGGTTTTGCTAGCTTTCCTACCACCCCCTGGGTTAGCCTTGCTTTCGTGGACGAACAGAGCTCATCAGAGACGACGAGGAGTGAGGAAACTCCGGCTCCTTCCGCCTCGGAGAAAAAGAAGAAGTGGTCGCATGTGCCCAACTCCGGAAGCTTCCGATCCGGAGATCCACGTGCGTGGAAGGGTGGGGCAGGTCTAAGCAACAAGACGAAGGCAGCGATTGCTCTCGCTGCAGCCCATGCCGAGGAGGCCATCGGGGTGATGGTCTCCGCGATGAAGACGCCGGAGTTGAATCTGGGGAAGTGCCCCGTCTGCAAGGCGGATCCGTGCTCCTTTTGTGGCGCGGGGATGGGCGAAGACTTCCGAGTCAAGGAACACCGGCTCAAGGCATCGCAGATGGTTGCAGACCGGGGAGGTGTTCCCGCGACGCGGAAGCTTGAGTTCTCGCGAGAGGACGATACTGTGTGGCTCCAGTATCTTGAGCAGGATCAGCTCGAGAAGCTCGCTTCTTGGATCGAGAAGGCTCGCTCTCAGATGGTGGAAGAGGAGGCGGTTCACTGAGCACTCCAATTATGGTTCCACTCGTATCTGCTGGGGCCGTGCTGTCGGAGCTCAGGAAACGTCGTCTTCGAGACCCGGTCTCCCTCATGTCGGAGCTCGAAGAGTTCCGCTCTGACACGTGGGATGCGTGGCGCGAAGTAATGAGTCGTGTCACGCGGATAGTCAGAGAACTCTACGTCATCGCCGGCCGTGGCAGCGGGAAGAGTCGAACAATAGCGGTGCTCGCGTGTGTATTCGCGATGCGTCACTACCGAAGAGCAGCGGGCGAGCGAATCTACGTTGGGATCTTCGGCCCTGATCGGAAGCAGGCGCGCATCACCTTCCGCTACGTCGTTGGTCTTCTACACTCCCTTCCGGACATGGAAGGGATGATCCAGAATGAGCAAAAGGAGTCGATTGACCTGACGAATGGGGTCACGATCGAGGTGCTCACGGCTGGCAAGGCTGCCCGGAGTCGTTCGTATGCGCTTGTCGTAATAGAGGAAGCTGCATTCCTCCCGAAGGAAGACAGCGCAAATCCAGACGTGGAGTTGGTTCGCGCTCTTCGTCCGGCTCTGGCTCGTGTACACGGGAGCCTCCTCGCAGTTGTTTCTTCCCCCTACGCACAACGCGGTGTGCTCTGGAAGGCATTCAAGAGATACGGATCTGGGGGAGAGGCGTACGGAGATCCGACGGTCGTTTTGGTACACGAGCCGACGGAGAAACTCAACCCAAGCTTTGACAGAGAGGAAATCCGCAAGGCGTACGAAGATGACCCTGTCGCAGCCGCAACAGAGTACGGTGCAGCTTTCCGTCAGGACGTGGAGAGCTACGTCACGCTCGAAGCTGTTGAGGCTTGTGTTGCGCGAGGGCGACACTCTTTGCCTCGACAGGTTGGTCTCGAGTATCGTGCATTCGTGGACCCGAGTGGTGGCCGCGACGATTCGATGACGTTGGCGATTGGTCACGTCGTTGGTGACAAAATTGTGTTGGACTATGCAATTGAGCGTGAAGCTCCGTTCTCGCCGGAGGCTGTTGTCCGCGATTTGGCAACGACCCTGATAGGGTACGGAGTAACAACGGTTCACGGCGACCGGTACGCTGGAGAGTGGCCTCGTGAGATGTTCACCAAGCATGGGGTGGAGTACGAACCGGCGAGCAAGGCAAAGAGTGACTTGTACCGCGATGCTCTTCCCCTGCTGAACAGCGGGCGGGTCGAGCTCCTTGACTTGGCAAGGCTCAAGACACAGATCGTGGGACTCGAGCGGCGAACAGCTCGGGGTGGACGTGACATCATCGACCACATGCCTGGCGCGCATGACGACGTTGCCAATGCGGTACTCGGGCTAGTAGCAGAGATGGCGTTGGTTGGTGGAGAGGAGAGTCCAGTCTGGTGAGCGATCCAAGGGATCGGTTTGACATGGACAACCTCCCCATTCCGGGAGGTAACGGGCACGCTCCTGAGGTCTTCGACCAAGTGGGCGCGTTGCGTGTCGCGTCGGATCTCCTCTCCCGAGCCAGTTTCGCACAGCACGCGGGGCTCAGCTTCCTTGGGAACCGGAATCTCTACGAGGCCCTTGGTTACGACCGTGAGCTCAACGCTAGCAAGTTTCGGGATCGCTATCGGCGTGGTGATGTTGCCGGCCGGATCGTTGAGGCGATGCCGAAGGCGACGTGGCGCGGTGGAGCAGAACTGGTTGAGGATGAAGACCCGGAGGTCAGCACTGTCTTTGAGGAGGAGTGGAAGGCACTGAATGACCGACTCGGTGTGTGGTCTGTTCTGGCTCGAGCAGACATCCTTGCGGGACTCGGTGCGTACTCGGTGATCCTGATCGGCGCGGAAGGTCGTCCGTCCGAAGAGCTACCTCGGATGAGTGGACAGGACGCAGTGCTCTACCTTTCGCCGTATGGCGAGGACGAGGCTCAGGTCGGCGCGTTCGTAGAGGATTCGGAGAACCCACGCTTCGGGCTCCCTCTGTCCTACCACATCAAGCGAGTCTCGGCGCGAGGACGCTCGAACACATCGCTCACCGTGCACTGGACGCGTGTGATCCACGTTGTGGACAACATGCTGGATGATCGTGTTTACGGCCAGTCACGACTCGAGCGTGTGTGGAATCGCCTAGACGATCTGGACAAGGTCGTCGGCAGTGGAAGCGAGGCGTTCTGGCAGCGTGTCCATCGTGGCATGGCGATGAATCTCCAGCAAGGGATCAAGCACGACGCGCAGGCAAAGAAGCAGATTGAAGAGCAGGTTGAGGAATACATCCAAGGGCTGCGACGTTTCCTCACCCTGCGGGGGATCGACATTCAGGAGCTGGGCGGTGATGTTAGCAACTTCGACGGTCAGGTTCGTTCGCTGATGTCACTGATCAGCGGTGCGACTGGTATCCCACAGAGGCTCCTCCTCGGCAGCGAGCGAGGCGAGTTGGCTAGCACGCAGGACCAGGACAATTGGAACGAGCGTGTGAGCGACCGACGTTCGGAGTTCGCCGAGCCATTGGTGAGGGATCTCGTGGGGCGTCTCATCGATCATGGAGCTCTCCCCGAACCGGAACAGTACGACGTTCGGTGGCCTGACTTCGGCGAACTGAAGGAGGGAGAGAAGGCCGAGATCGCTGACAAGTGGTCCAAACTCAACTCGCAGGCCGGTGGTACGGTCGTGAAACCTGAAGAGATTCGAGATCGGGTACTGGGGCTCGACCCGCTCGAGGACGAAGACACGAGTCCCATTCCGGATGAGACTGGTGGCGGTGTTCGCATTGAGGAAGAGAGGTAGATCGATGAAGTGGACGCAGGCCCGGGGCGCCTGAAGGTCAACTTTCTTCGTTTAAGACGATGCTCAAGGGTTCTCTTTCCGGTTCTCGCACCCGCAGCACTTACTACGGTAAGAGCGCGTCCCGCGCGACGGCTGAAGCGAAGAACCGGAGATACGCTCATTCCCTTCAAGACCCTGTCAGTCGCGCAGCTCGGGATCACGAAGCTCGGTTCAGTGCTGCGTTCCGCTCTGCTGCTCGCCAAGGACAGATGGTGCTCGACGTGGCACAACTCACTGCGGACCTTGAGCGAAGAGAGCCAAGTTGGGCCGAGTCGACGCTAGGCTTCGCGATCGCGGCTCTTGGTGTTACCTTGAAGGAGCGAGCACGTGAACTTGTCCGGTCAACGCTAGTGGCCGGAGCCAAAGCAGCGACACAGGACGCGCAACGCAGAGGTCAGTTCGAGCGAACCAGAATCCGTGCAGCGCAGGGGCTCGAAGGGTTGATCTTTGATCAGGCCAACCCCGAAGCAGTAGCGTGGGCCAGCACACAGTCAGCGCAACTTGTGACCCGAGTGACAGAGGAGACGCGAGCTGCGCTCCGTTCGACAATGGCGCAGGCGTTCATCGAAGGTTGGCCACCGGAGATTGCGGCGCGAATGTTGCGCACAATGGTTGGGCTCACTGGGCCACAGACGACGGCTGTCGCGAATCTGCGCGCGAAGATGCTGGATCCGGCGAACGCCGGTCACCGTATCTTCGCGGGGAAAACGGCGATCCGGATTCCGAAGACCGGTGTAACAGAAGAACTGATTGCGCGTCGGACCGAACAGTACGCGAATCGGTTGCTGAACCTACGGGGTCGGATGATCGCGCGTACAGAGACGATTGCCGCGTCAAATGAAGGACAGCGGCAGCTCTGGATCCAGGCACAGCAAGAGGGGCTCCTTGGATCGAATCAGGTCAAGGAGTGGTTTGTCACGCCGGACGAGCGACTCTGCCCGATTTGTGAACCGCTCAACGGATTGACTGCGCTGATCGACCAACCGTTCCCGGACATCGGGATTCAAGGTCCACCAGCACACGTCTTCTGCCGGTGCACGATGGGGATCAGCACTAAGTGGTTGACGACATGAGGCACTGCGTCATCCGTAAAGAGGGGGACCAGTGGTGCCTCTTCACGCGTGATGGCTCCCGTAAGCTCGGGTGCCACGATACACGCGAGGAGGCCGAAGCGCAGGAACGTGCGATCGAGAGTCAGCGCGAAGGACGGCGCTCCCTCTCTCTGCGTGCCTCGTTGGCTGGTGCTCTTCGAACGGCGGAGTTCGACGGGCGTGAACACGTTGTGGCTCCTGTGGTGGCGCTGGTGGAGGGTGTGATTCACGCTTCCAACTCGGCGACTCCGGAGCTCGTGCTCGCGGAAGAGTTCGCGAGATTCCCCGAAGGGTGGAACGGGCGACCCGTTGTGTGGGACCACCCCATTCTCAACGGGCAGCGGGTTTCGGCCAACGAGCCAATCGTTCTTGAGCGGATGCAGGTGGGGCAGACGTTCCACGCGCGCGTCGAGGACAAGCGCCTGAAGATGGAGATGTGGCTCGATACGGACCGGGCAGCGCGGATCCCCGAAGGACAGCGGGTGCTGGACCGGATGCGTGCGGGCGACACGGTGGAAGTCTCGGTTGGCGTTTTCGTCGAGACGGAGGACGTGAGTGGGGAGCATGAGGGACGACGGTACAGTGGTGTGTGGCGGAACATCGTCCCCGACCATCTCGCCGCTCTGCCCGAGGGAACCGAGGGTGCCTGCTCCGTGGACATGGGCTGCGGCGCGCCGAGAGCGGCCGAAAAGGGAGGTGGTGTTGTGAAGAACTTGAGGGAGAAGTTCAGGGAGCTGATGGACAAGTTCCGTCCAGCGCAGGAGGACGACCAGGGCACGAGCGACTCGGATCTTCGGATGCAGCTCGAGCAGGCACTCTTCGCCGAAGAGCCAGGATTCCTCGGCGTGGTCGAAGTCTTCCCCGAGGTGACCAGCGTGGTCTACGCGACCGCGCCCGAGGGAGAAGTGAAGTTCTTCCAGCGCGACTACACGCTTTCGGACAACAACACGGTCACGCTCGATTCCGGAGTCACCGAGGTGCGTCAGGTCACGAAGTACGAACCAGTCACGGCTGCCGCCGCGAAGAGCGGATGTGGCGCGGGCAGCCTTCCGAGAGCCGCATCCGCAACCCCGAAGGAGGACGTCGATATGACGAAGAAGGAAAGAGTCGCAGCGATCATCGCGAGCGGCAAGACCTGTTTCACGGCGGCATCACAGGCCACCCTGGGGCAGCTTCCCGACGCGGAGCTCGAGGCTCTGGAGAAGCACATCAAGGCAGCCTCGGATCCGGCCCCGGCCCCCGCTCCGGCCCCCGCTCCGGCCCCGGAGCCCGAGCCGACCAAGGACGACGAGGAGGAGACCCCCGAGCAGCGACGCGAGAAGTTGCTCAAGGAGAACCCGGACATCTCGGAGATCGTCACCGAGCACAAGGCGGCACAGGCCGCGAAGCGCACCGCGCTCGTCTCGCAGCTCAAGGATGCTCAGAGGGCATTCAGCGAGGCGGACCTCACGGTGATGCCGCTCGACCAGCTGACCAAGCTGGCGTCGGCGATCGTCAAGCCGAAGTCCGACTTCTCGGGGGCCGGCGGTCCTCGGGACGCGGGTGGCAACGTCAACCGTCCGGATCCTCCTCCGTCTTTGACGGAGCGCATCCGGACATCCCGGGCCGTCAACTAGACTCACTTCCGTACCTTTTGAACAGGAGGGACGAGAAACATGGCACGCACGAAGATCATCCTTCTGGGTCCGTTGCCCGTGATCAACGAAGAGGAGTCGGCGCTGGAGGCTCTCACCCCCGGCCACCTCATCATGCTCACGTCAACCGGAGTCCAGAAGAACACCGCAGCCGGTGTGAGGGTGGCGATGCAGTTCGCGCTGGAGCGCGACGAGCTCGGTCAGGGCATCTCCACCGCCTACGCCATCGGAGACAAGGTGAAGGCTGGCTCCTGCCACGCCGGTCACCGCGTCTATGCTTTCATCGCGTCGGGCGTCAACGTCGCGAAGGGAGCGTACCTCACGCCGGACAACGTCGGTCTGTTCAAGGCCGTCGGGAGCGACACGCCGACCGCGCGCGCCCTCGAAGCCGTGAACGCCACCGTCACCCCGACGCGCATCAGGATCGAGATCGTCTAGGGAACCGCACCCCTGGGCCACTGAGAAGGAGAACAGAGACATGAAGGCAACGAAGGCAGGTGCGGCGGTCATCGAGACCGGACGCACCTTCTACAGCGCGAGCGGTCGCTGGGCCAGCGAGCAGCTTCTGCGAGCGCTGAACTCGGGTCTGCCGTTCTCGCCCGACGTTCTTCGGACGTTGGACACTCTCCGCAAGGACGAGTGGAAAGCGTTCGACGAGGCGTTGATCGAGGAAGGTATGATCCGTCTCCGAGGGGTCGCCGACTTGATGGCGGCCGGTCTCACCATCCCCGTCGCGAACGCGATGGGGAAGACGCTCCTCGAGTGGGAGAAGGTCACCGACATGAACCCTGCGATCACCTCGCTGAGCGGCATCGACCGTTCCGAGGACGACTCGCAGGAGTTCAGCCTGGACTCCATCCCGCTGCCCATCACCCACAAGGACTTCAACATCAACCTGCGCACGCTGTCCGCGTCGCGGGAGCGGGGCGAGTCACTCGACACCACGCAGGCACGCACGGCTGGTCGGCTCGTGGCCGAAAGGCTCGAGCAGATCTACTTCGCGGGTGGCCCCACCTTCGGGGGGAAGGCCATCCACGGTCTCACCAACCATCCCGATCGCAACCTGGCGAACTTCGGCACCAACGGTGCGTGGAGCGCGACGGCGAAGACCGGGGAGAACATCCTGGCCGACGTGCTCACTCTCATCGCGGCTGCGGAGGCGGCTCGGATGTTCGGCCCGTACCGCATCTACGTTCCGACGAACGTCTCCACCAAGCTGTCGAATGACTTCAAGGCGAACAGCGACAAGACCATCCGGCAGCGGGTCCTCGAGGTCGACGGCATCCAGGGCGTGACGGTCGTGGATCAGCTCTCGACGAGCCAGGTCCTGCTCGTGCAGATGACCAGGGACGTCGTGTCGCTGGTGGACGGTGAGGGACTCCAGAGCGTCCAGTGGGACGTGGAGGGCGGATTCCAGGTTCGCTTCAAGGCGTTCGCGATCCAGATCCCTCTCATCCGCTCGGATGCGCAGGGGCGGTCGGGCGTCGTCCACATGACGTAGTCGTCCACCCGCGAGAGGCGTCTCTTTCGACTTGATTTGGTCAACCAGCGGGGCGTCCTCGCACTACTCGTGGAGTCCATGAGATGGCCTTGGACACGACGGTCGGCGGAGCCTCCGCGAACAGCTACGCAAGTGTAGCTGAGGCAGACGCCTACAACGCGGCACGACTCCATGTGTCGTCGTGGGATGACGCTACTACGGCGACGAAAGAAGCTGCTCTCAAGTGGGCAGCGCTGCTCCTCGACTCAAATCCACGTGCGTGGACTGGATCACCTGTTGGCGCTGTCCAAGCGTTGGGTTGGCCCCGCAGCGGGATGTTCAACAGGAACGGGTTTGTAATCCTCACAACGATCATTCCAGTTGAGTTGAAGCAAGCGCAGAGCGAGTTCGCGCGGCAACTCATCGAGACGGACCGTACCGCTGACAACGCGATCATCAACCAGGGGATTAATCGGATCAAGGCTGGATCCGTTGAGATCGGGTTCCAGAACCTCGTCATAGAGAACAGCGAGCTGGTGGCTCGTTCGATTCGAGAACTCAATGCGCTGGCTGCTGTTCTGCCTGACGCAGTGAAGTATCTCCTCGTCCAGTCGTGGTTGTTGCCGGATGAGGAAGACGTTCAGAACACGACGCTCGTCTTTGAGGTGGACTGAGTGGGTGGGTTTGCTGGCATTCTTCGGAACGCAATCCAGACGGCGGACAGTCTGACGAAGACTCTCCAGGTGACGGTGACTCACCGCGCCTGGGTGGGTCAAGACTTTAAGGGCCAGCAAGTGCTCGCTTCTGGCGTCGCTCGAAAGGGAATCTACGAGCCGATGCACAAGCAGGTCTTCACGTCGGACGGGCGATACATCTCTGTTGTGGGCCGCTTGTTGATCTTGGAGGCGGTGCCTCCGACTCCGATGGTTGTGAGTGGGTTCAGTAGAACACAACCAATCGATCGCCGTGATAGATTCGAGCTCCCTGATGGAGAAGTCGGGCCAATCATGGACATCAAGGGAGTCTCAGATCCCGGGACGAATCGACCGTACTTTGCTGAGATCACCTTTGGACAGCCTGGAGGGTAATCGTTGTGAAGCGAGCTTTCCTCGTCGTTGGTCCAGAGGGTAGCGGAACGCGCCTGGCGACGCGGATCCTCATCAATGGCGGGTGTATTGGATCGGCGGAGCACTTTCAACCATTCGACAAAGGATCGATTGAGGGGGAGAACGTTGTTTGGCGTCGAAGCTTTCCACACCTGGGGCAGTGGCCCCGAGTGGAGGAGCTCCTCAGTAGACTCT